AACATGCTGGCCGGCGTCTGAACCCCCCCTTGTTTTTCTGTGGATCGGCCGAGCCGCATCACGAACGCCCCTGTTTGTATGTGAAAGGCCCGGAGAAAAACGGGATCGAAATGCACTGAGACCCTGCCGGGTGGAAAGCTTGGGAAAGTGCCGATACCGAGGCGCCAGCGCCGTGCCGTAGGGCAGGCCATCGCCGCCCTGAAGGCTGGCGGCGTCCTCGAGCGCAGTGACGAGGGCGTCTGCGCCTTGGCGAGGGCCAGTGCCGAGCTGGTCGACGAGGCCCTGGCCTACCGGGACCAGAAGCTGTATGCCATCTCCAATATGATGCGAACCCACCTGCTGATTGTCGAGGCGCTGCGCAGCCGGGCAGGCGAGGCCCCAGCCGACCAGGGGCTGATGGACGTCATCGCCGCCCTGGCGATGCCGCCCGACTATGCCGGCGCCGACGAAGACCCCTCTTACTGGCGGATGCACGGCACGCACCCGGAGAGGGACGACGGTGGCTGACGTCGACATTCCCGACACGATGACCCGCGCCCAGCTCGAGGCGCGGCGTGGTCCGCTTGCCAATGGAGCCGGTGCGGCCGACCTCGTTTCGCACCACGACCCAACACCGGCCAAGCGCACGCCTGCGCAAGTCGAGGCGTTTCGCCAGGCGAACGAGCGCCGCCACGCCGAGAAGCTGGCCCGCCAGGCCGCCAACGGAAAACCGCAGGTCGCCAGGAAGGCCAATCACCCCACCCCCGCGGTTTCAGAGCCTCCTGGGGCAACACAGCCGGTCGCTGACTGGCCTACCGTGCTCGGGCGTCTGGCCGCAGCCGGGCTCGAGGTCCGGGCCGTGCAGCTGGTCGACGGGTGGCTCTTGATGAGGTCGTCGTAACTCGTAACGAGTCCGCCGCGTTCGACGCTTGTGCCGTCATCGACGGTCGGAGCTGCGTCCTGCTGGCCCGGTACCTGGCGACGGTGACGGCGGCCCTCGGGCGAGCCGGGCGCCTGGACGCCATCCGGCCGGCCCTCGACGCCATCGCCGAGGCGGCCGAGGCCCAGCGCCAGCACGACCGCCAGGCGTTTGCGGCCGGCGCAACCCGGGGTTACGTGACCGTCGCCCAGGCGGCCGAGCTCGCCGGCGTCAGCGAGCGGGCCATCCGGGCCAGGGCGAAGCGAGGAACCCTGCCGGCCCAACGATGCGGCAAGGCGTGGCGGGTCGACGCATCGGTACTTGCGGAACGTCTGTCCTGAACGAGGGCGCATGATGCGCCTATGGCAGAAGTTCTCGAAGACCTGGCGCTCGCCGTCGAGGAGCTCCTCGCCGGCCAGGCCGTCCGATGGCCCGACCCGCCCGACATTCACGCCGAGCTACTGGCGGTGCTCCTGCTGGCGTCGCCGGAGACAACCCAGCGGGTGGTGGTGACCCTTCAGGTGCTCCTCGAGCAGGCCGATGGTCTGGGCGAGTTCCTCGACCGGCTCGACGCCGTGGCGATTCGCTTCGGCATGGACTCAGACGGCGAGACGTGCGCGGCGCTGCTCGACATCGGCGACCGCCTGCGGGAGTGGAGGGAGCAATGAGCAAGCTGATTGACCGCCTGGCCGTCGAGTACCGCAGCCTGTGCGACCAGTACGACGCCGTGCTCTCGACCTGTGATGTCGAGAACCGTGACCCGGACCCCGTCGAGGCGGCCCAGCTGGACCAGCTGCGCTCGGAGATGGACCCGCTGGGCAGCCGTCTGATGGAACTGAAGGAGACCGAGGACCGGAGGTGGGCGGCAGTGCGAGCGATGTCAGATGCGCCGGCGGGAGAGGGCGGCAGCGGGCTCGTCCATGTCCGAAGCGAGCCCGAGGTGTACCACCAGGGCAACCAGGGCGAGTTGTCGTTCTTCCGCGACCTGCTGCACGCCCAGGTCGACGGCGACCCCGAGTGCCGTAGCCGAATCGACCGCCATCGCATGATGAACCGGGCCGCGGCGACCACCACCACCGGCACCGGCGTGATTCCGCCCACATGGCTCTTCAATGAGTTCGCCATGCTGCAACACGGGGCGCGCCCTTGGGCCGACACTCTTCGCCGGGTGGGAATCGAAAATGCGAATCCCGTCAATATTGGCAAGCAGGTCACCCCGGGAGCGGCCCCAGCGGCGCAGGCGGGCGAGAACACGGCGCCGGCAGACGGCTCGTTCAACGCCAGCATCATCACCACCCAGCCGGTCACTTACACCGGGAAGGTTGATGTCAGTAGGCAGCTCATCGACGGCAGCAATCCCAGCATCGACGGCCTGGTCTACGCCGACTGCATGGGCGCCTACAACGAGCTCATCGAGCAGGCGGTCGTGAGTGCCTTCGAAGCGGCTTCAGGGTTCGCAGCGAGCATCACCTACCCCGGCACGGCGCCGGCCTACACCAACATGTTCGACGCCTTTGTTGATGGTGGTGCCTCAGTAAATAAGCACCGCAAGATGCCCGCCCACGCCGTGTTCTGCTCCATCGGGGCATTCGCCTTCCTGCAGAAGATGAAGGACACCGCCGGCCGGCCGCTGATGGTCACCGGCTCAGCCGGAGGGCCGTTCAACGCCTATGGTGCGGCCGCGACGACCCAGGTGCTGACCGGGGTGGCCGGCGAAGCGGTGGGACTGGCCATCGTCCCGAGCTGGGCCGGCGTCGACAACCACCTGTACGTCCTGAAGGTCGACGACTCGCTGCTGCTGGAGTCCTCGACGTTCAACTTCCGGTACGAGGAGGTCCTGGGACCGTCCACCATCCGGCTGGGCGTGTGGGGTTACGCCGCTCCCGTCATCGGGCGGTACCCGCTGTCCATCGCCAAGATTGACGCCGGCACCACCATCCCGGCCCCGCAGGAGGCCGAGGTCGAGGCCGAAGGGACGGCGAAGGCCAAGAAGTAGGCCTGCCGACAAAACCGCAGGTCGCCGGGATGGGGAATCACCCCACCCCTATCGTTTGCGGGGCTCCTGGGGCATCGTAGATTGGGCTAACCCCACACATAACGCTAAGTGTGGGGTATGCTGACCATGTGAGCAGAGGCCCCGGCAGCATCCAGCGGGAAGTGCTCGACCACCTGGCCGAGCACCCGAAGGACGGCCTCGATGCGGTCGAGGTGGCGCACTGGCTCTCGGATGTCCGGTACTCGTACGACACCGAGCCGACCAGGCCGCAGCTGGAGTCCGCCCGGCGCGCCCTCAAGCGCCTTGAGCGCGACGGCCGCCTCGCCTCGACCCTGGAGCCGAACCCGACCGGATACAACCCCCGTCGCGTTTACCGGCTGCCCCGGCCGACACGCCGGCATCAAGAGGAGAACCGATGATTAACCCCCGCATCCGCAAGCGCGACCGCAGGCAGGTCTACGACGTGCGTCTCCGCGACCCCGACGGCAAGGTCTACGGCCGCACGTTCGAGAACAAGGCCGCGGCCCGGGCCTGGGAGGCGGCCGAGAAGACCGCCCGCAACCTGGGGGCCTGGGTCGACCCCCGCCACGCCAGCCTCACCTTCGCCGAGGTGGCGTCGCGGTGGCTCGACTCCAACCCGGCCAAGCGTGCGGGCACCATCGAGCGCGACGAGGCCATCGTCCGCGTCCACCTGCTGCCGCCTTTTGGGCGCCGGCCCATCGGCGCCGTGACCCAGCCCGACGTCCAGGCGGTCGTGACGAGGTGGGCGAAGTCGGCCGCGCCTCGAACCGTGCGCCGGCAGTACGGGACGCTGCGGGCCATCTTCGCCCACGCGGTAAACGCCGACTGGCTCAGCCGCTCGCCTTGCCGGAATGTCAACCTGCCGGAAGTGGCGCCGGTGTCCCGACGCCTGCCCGACGTCGACCAGCTGGCCGCGCTGTCCGACGAGCTCGGCGACCACGCCCCCATGCTCTGGCTCGGCGTCTTGCTCGGCCTGCGTTGGGGCGAGGTCGCCGGCCTGCGTCTCGCCCGGCTCGACCTCCTGCGACACGAGCTCACCATCGCCGAGCAGCTGACGCGCGAGCGGACGCTGGGTGAGCCCAAGTCGGACGCCGGCCGCCGGGTCCTCACCATGCCAGCCGAGCTCGTCGAGATGCTCTCCGCCCACCTGGCCCGCCGTGGTCTGACCGCGGCCGATGGCGACGCGTTCGTGTTCGTGAACCGGGAC